TCACGGTGCGGCGTTATCCCGTCAGACCTATGCCACGTTGTTCGCCGTTATCGGGACGCGCTACGGCGAAGGCAACGGCAGTACAACATTCAACCTGCCAGACCTGCGCGGCGAATTTATCCGCGGCTGGGACGCCGGGCGCGGTCGGGACGCCGGTCGCGTTTTAGGCAGTTGGCAGGCGGACGAGTTCCGCAGCCATACACACGGCATCGGGGTGCAACGGCGCGCCGATACCGACCGGGGTCAGAATTCATCGCTTGTATCCGTCGATACAGAGGGAACAACCGACGCCGCAGGCGGTGTGGAAACGCGCCCGATGAACGTAGCCATGAAATACATCATCAAAATTTAATTTGAAAAAGGTCATCTGAAAAACCGAAACCACGTTTCAGACGACCTTATGGAAAAGGAAACAGAAATGAGCCAAAACATCAAATGGACTAAACCCGTCTGTCAGCTTGATGCAGACAATACTTATATCGGTCAGATCAATGCCGAATTGGACATCTACGCCCGCGACGGTAGTTATCTGATTCCAGCAGGCTGTATTGACACATTGCCGCCCAAAATTTCAGCCGGATACGTCGCCCGATGGAACGGCGAGGGTTGGGACGTCATCGAAGACTATCGCGGAAAGGTTGTGTACCGCAAAGCAGACGGCGTTGCCGTCATCATCGACAAAGTTGGCAGTCTTTCAGACGAGCTGACCGTGATTGCCCCAGCGAACGAATACTGCGAATGGGACGGTGAAAAATGGATTGAAAACCAAGCCAAAAAAGCCGCTGCCGCAGAAGAAAAATTAAATAACGCCAAGAGATTGTTAATCAAAAGAATTAATAAAGAATCACAAGAATTTATTGATAACCAATCAGGTGCGGCGGATTTGCCAGACTATGAAGTACAAAGTTGGAGCTTGCAGAGTAAAGAAGCTCGGGCATGGGCTGAAGATAAAAACGCCGAAACGCCTATTCTGGACAAAATTGCAGACGTTCGCGGTATCTCGCCAATAAAATTGAAAGAAAAAGTATTTGAAAAACAAGAATCATACAATGCAATGCTTGCTGCCGTCATTGGTCAACGGCAGTCATTACAAAATCGTATTGAGTCTGCGCAAACGATCGAAGATTTAGAAGTCATCGAAATTAAATTTGAAATGGAATAAAGGAATTTCGCGTGGCTGAAAATCTATCCAATTTAGAAGTATCAACAATTGCTATTGCTGAATCTGTTGCTGATTTAAAAAAAAGAACAGATAAGTTCGAAAAAGGTATTGCTGATTCAGTCAATGCATTAGTCGAAGAATCAGTCAAAAGCAGTATAAAAAAAGTGGGGAATGATAATACATCAATGCCCCAAGATATTGTTGCCAGCGTTGATGAAAAAGGTCGTCTGAATCTAAACGGCAAACCAAGCGATATCAGTATCGTGACTCCTACCAAAATATCAGAAGAAATAGGACGAGCGTTAGGGAGTATTGATACCCCATCACTTATCTTGGAAGAACAAACCAAGTTTGAAGGATTGCAAAGTGCAGAATACGCAAAAATAGCAATTGAAAAAGGCAGATTCTACATAGAAGACGCCCTGCCATCTGATCTGCGGAAAAAAGTTTTCGATGGATATTACCGAAAAAACGTATCGAAGAAAGATGCAATCGCAATTGTCAGACATATCCAAAACTGGTATGACAAATTGCCGTCAAACGTGTTTATCACGTCTAGGGGCGGCTATTTTCCCGTAACAAAAAATATCGAATATAAGCCCGAATATTATGGAGCAGACGGACGACAGGTCACAGTTGGGGGCATCACTCTGACCGTTAATGGTCAACAGCCATGTATCTCATTCCATCACTCAATTTATAACACTTTCGATTTTTCAAGAGCTGAATTCTGCGTCGAAGAGATGGGGCAAGATGTATTCCACCTCTGCGATAAATCACACGGCAATACCGTCATTCACGGCGGAAAAATCACAACCCGTGCTTATGAAAAGTATGGTTATAAATCGGGAATGGCAGACCCTGATAAAAGATGGGTGCCACATATCGACGGATGGACGGCAGAAGCGCCGCATATCGGTTCGGGGATGTCTCTTAAAGGGGTTGTTGCCTTCGGATACAACACAACAACATACGCCCATGATTTAGCTAGGTACATGAACAATTCCTGTGATACGTCCAAAGTACGGTCGCCGGAAAACTTCAATTTAGAAAAGCAAAAAGAGTTATACCTACAAGAATCAAGGCAACGTTTCCTAAGTGGGGGCGGATATTTTAATAAAGATGGCGTCTCCGCTTTCCCGCAGAGTGATGGAACAACATCACCTGAATGGGGCATTTGGCATGGTGGTCAAATATGGAGCCGTGGGTATGGCTGGAGGTTATTTGACTGTCGAAACAATGAAGTCAAATTTTTTGACGTAAGAGGCTTTACAGGTGGGGCGGTCGTTTGTGGTTTGAATGGCTCTCCATCAGGCGAAGATGTGCAGCCGGGTGAAGTGGCAGTAGCAATAGAAAAAGGCTGTGTCGCAATAAATACCCGTATTACTGGGGGATATTTTACCCATAACTATACATGCGGCGTTGAAGCCATCCGAGTTATTGGTTATGAGCTTTGCGGGATATATGCGCCTGATTCGGTGGTAGGTCATCCAGACGCGCATATTGAGCATGTGAGAGGTTGGAACAATTCCATCATCAGCTTGGACCCGGGCTATCAACAATGTACAAGCCGTTATCTGCCGATGTCTTATATTTACATCCACGATAACATCTTCGGTCTTGGAAAAAGAAAGGTAATGGATATCCATACCGGGAACAATGTCAGGTTAATTAATAACTTTGGCATTGCAATGTATTACGGGATATCAACAGTAATTGAAGAAATATTCGCATCAAAAGATGGCCGTGCTGGAAACATAGCTGATCCTTATAGTTTCTTCTATCAGGATAGCAACATTGAAATCATGGGGAACATCATCGTCAGCGGCTTTATAGGCATCCATCCGATCAACGGTGCGACGGGGGTCCTAGCCAGAAGGAGCAAGAACCAATGGTGGTTAAGATGTCGCCAATTAATTGCAGATAATACCGTGTACGCACCGCGCGGTTTGATGTGTAACTACGGCCATAACCATTTCATCATCGACCGAAACCAATTCACTTTCGCGCTCCCGTTTGGTCCATTTTTCGGGATGCACCAAGTATCTGGAATTACTGTAACAAACGGAGGTAGTGGTTATACATCAGAACCAGAAGTCATCATTACGGGTGGCGGTTCAGAAGCTTTCGGAGCAGTTGGCCAAGCGAAGATTAAAGATGGGAAAGTGGTTGAAATAATTGTTCGCCGTGACGGTAGTCGTTATACGGAAATTCCGACCGTAACCATTACTGGTGGTGGCGGTTCCGGTGCAACAGCAACAGCGTCGATAAATACCCAAACATATGGGATGTTAGTCGGTGCAGAAGCAAAGTACGGAACAATGCTGGCAACACAAGTTAGGGCGAATTATGTTCAAAATTCTCCGGCTGGTAACTATGCCCGACAGATTGTTTTTGGACATATGAAAGCATCGTCTATTGTGGGAAACCATTGTGATATCACGCCGTACAGCAGTTTGACAAAATCTCGTGGCAAGGTAGGACAGCCATATGTAAGCGAAAGCATTAAATACCGAGATGGATTGCTAAGTGGTGCATTTTACAGTGGAGAATTTGACACCTGCGAAGTAGCTGGCAATTTCATTCACAATCAACTTTCGAATATATCGACAGTTTGGTACGGCAAAACAAAAGACGGCTCTATACATAAAAAACATGAACCACTTGGATGGTTTGACTATTTAGTACAAACCAAAATTGATGAATGGACAGCAGAATTTGCCAAAATAAACAACAAAATTACCGAACTTATTGCCGAACTTGAAAAATCAAAACCCGCCGCCTAAAACTAGGTAAACATAGAAACTAACGGGCATCCAGCCCATTAAAACAAAGGTCAAAAATATGACGACAAACACCAAAACCGAAGCCGCGATCTTGGCAATGGCAGAAACCGCCCGCACCGCAGCGGACGATTCGAAAGAAGCAAAGAAACTGGCATTAGAAGTGCAAAAAAGATTAGATGGCACATCCTCTGCGTCCGGTACAACAACACAACCCACGCCTTCGGTAACTACACCGACGGCGCCGGCAGCAACCCCGTCGACCAATCCCGCATCTACTTCCATCATTAAAGTATCAATTGGAAAAGTGACGGTTAAAACAGGTGACGCCGCCGATGTAAAAGTGACAGTATCAGAAGATGGCGCCCTGAATTTTGAAATGACGCTTCCGCGCGGAGCCACTGGCGAATCCGCTTACGATATTGCCGTTCGTAATGGGTTCACAGGCGACGAGAAAAAATGGCTTGAAAGCCTGAAAGCGCGAATCATCTCACCAGCAACGCCAGCAGAGAATACGCCGACCGCACCAGACGTAACGAAACCTTCAACGACTGAAACAACTTCACCGGCAACAAACGCCCCGGCAACGCCAGCCGTAACGGAACACGCGGCAAACGAAACAACTTCGCCGAAAGTACCGGCTGAAAATAAATCTGAATCAGCCACAGGTTCAGACGGACAAGAAACAAGCCAAACACCCAAAGAAGTCCAACCGACCACGCCGCCAGTCGCACTCAAACGGAGTATTAGCTTTTTCGGAGACTCCACCAGCGCTCGTATCGGCGATCAGGCGATGGAGTTAGGAAAAACGGAAAACATCCCGGTCGTGAATAACGCCAAAGGTGGCACACTCGCCGCTTATGCCTTGATGTCAATGAACGGCAGCCCTGTTGATATCAGCTTTAAAGTAGATACCATCCCGGCACGAGGAAAAGACGTCACTGTAGATGGTACGTTGAGCTATGGCGAAAATGTGACCCCGTTCAGCATGCATTCCACACTCGTTGTGATTGGCGATGATATTGACGCTGCTATTAGCGGACAAGGTACAGAAGTTAAAGTCACACCAATGAGTGCAAAAGTAAATACTGTTGAAATCGATAAAAAATACCCGGTGCGTTTGAAAAAATCGGGCAACATCGACGGTATCTGCGTCATCAGTACAGGCAAATACGACATGAATAGTGCGAACAAAGGAAACTATCAAGCAGTCCTTGAACGCATTAAAACCTATATTGAAAAATGTGTAGCACTCGTCGAACCTAAGACATCCCCTCGTTATATTGTCATGACAAACTGGGCAGACAATAAAACAAGCTGGGAAAAAACAACATCTGAATTCCGCCACACCTTGAAAGACCAGTACAACGAATGGCTTAAAGAAACCTACGGCGACAAAGTGTATGACCTCGAAGCCTACCTTATGAGTGAGCAAGTTTGGACAGACACAGCCATCACGCCGACCGAGGCAGATAAGCAGGCTCAAAAAGACAAGATTCTGCCTATCTCCTTGTCAAGTGACAACGGCTCTAATCTGTTGCCAGCCGTAGAAGAAAAAGTGGCAGAGAAAATCATCGCCAAAGCCAAAGAACTGGGGTATCTCTAAGGCTTAAAAAAATAGGTCGTCTGAAATTCAGACGACCTATTTAATAAAACTAAAAATCACATAAAAAACAACGGCTGATTGCCAAGAAAGAACAAAAAATAAATACTGTTTCAATATCTTATAGGATACGGATTTACCATGACAGCCAAACGAATGCACGGCGTTACCGCCAATGAATACACACATGGCGCACGCGCTATTTCTGACATCGCCACGAACATCATCGGCATTGTAGCAACTGGCAACGATGCTGACCCATCTGTTTTCCCGCTCAACACCCCGATTTTCTCTACATCCGTCGGTAGCTTAATCGACAGTGCCGGCATACAAGGTACGCTCGCCAAATCATTAGATGCAATCTACGACCAGTCAGACGCTCAAATTGTCGTCGTTCGTGTTTCTGATACTGATGATGCCGCCGAGAAAAAAGCAAACGTAATAAAAGGCGTACAGGCTTTGGCAAAAGCTCCTGCCTACACAGGGTTCAAACCGAAAATCATTGGTGCGCCTGAATTGGATGACGCATCAGTAACCGCCGAACTGGTCGTCGCCGCCAATGCCTTAGACGGCTTTGTTTATGCGGCATCAGGTGGTTATGAAACCATCCCAGAAATTATTCAATATCGCAAAGGTTTCGGTGATAAAAACCTGATGCTGATTGACAATGACTTTATGGCATTTCCACAGACAGCACCGGCAGAAGCGCCAGCAGTCCCCGGCGATATTTCAGGGGCAGTTTTAAATAAAGTACTCAATATTCTGCATGGCACATCAAATCAAGGTAAAAACAACCAAGCCAATGTTGTCGCCCCTGCTGCAACGATTGCCCGCGTATTGGGCGCCCGCGCCATGCTTGACCAAAAGATTGGTCCGCATAAATCCATTTCAAATACCGAAATTCAGGGCGTATCCGCCCTGCGTCATGCCCGCAGTTTCGGTTTGCTGAATATCAATTCAGACGCGAACACCATCAACAATGCCGATGTGACAACCCTGATTCGTGAAAAAGGTTATCGTGTTTGGGGAAATCGCACATGCTCGGCAGACCCGATTTGGGCATTTGAACCGACTGTCCGTGTTTCATCAGTTATCAAAGAAACCATTGCCGAAAGTTTCCTCTGGGCAATGGATAAACCGATGCATCCTTCCCTGATGATTGACATCATCAACACAATCAACGCGAAGCTGGCGGAAAAAGTCTATAAAGGTTGGTTATTGGGCGCGCAGGTATTCATCGACCCGAAAAAAATCGAAAAAGAGCGCGTATCAAACGGCATCTTCGCATTTGACTACGAATTTACCGTCGCCCCGCCGTTGGAAAACATCGAACTGAACCAACACGTCTCCGACCGCTTTATCGTCAACCTGACCGACCGCGTCATCGAGTTTGCGTCAAACATCAAACCGACCACAGTATAAGGACAGCAAATGCAGTTACCACGCATCCTCAAAAGTTTTAACGTATTTACCGACGGCCTCAACAAAGACGGCGTCCTGATGACCGTCAAACGCCCCGACATCAAATTCAAAACCGAAGACTACACGCCGGGCGGTGGTCTAGGTGAATACACAGTCATTCACGGCATTGAAAAACTCGAGCTTGAGATGACAAGCAAGGGCTTTGACCTCGAATTGTTCAAATCAATCAGCCATAAAATTAATGGCAACCTGCTGCGCTACCAAGGCGCGTTGCACAAAGAGGACGAAGAAACCTATCAAACATTGGTAGGCGAAGCCCGCGGACGCATCATCGAGACCACACGCAACGAAGACAAAGCAGGCGAAGGCGGCGAACAGACATTTAAATACGCCCTGACCTACTGGAAAGAAACAGTTGACGGCGAAGTCATTTTCGAATGCGACCTGATGGCAAACAAACTCGTCATCGGCGGTAAAGACATTCGCGCCGGCATCCGCAACGCATTAGGTCTGTAATCGTCAAAAAGCAAAGGTCGGGCAGCAAAAGCCCGACCGACAACAATCAATTCAAAGGCGCAAAAAATGCAGCAAGAACCCAAAATCAAAATCAACCCTGACAACACCATTATCGTAACCGTATCAAACGGCACGGCCTACACCCTCCGCGAACCGCTCGCCAAAGACATGGCAGGCTTAGGGCAAGACCTGATTAAAATCAAACACACGGAAACCATCCAAAAGCTGCTCTCCAAAATCAGTACGCCCAAAATCGGCATGGCTCAATATGGCGGATTCAGCATGGCGGACGCACAAGCCCTCAACGCCGCCGTAGATTTTTTTTCAGCGCCGCCGTCAGCGAAAGTAGAGATTCAGGAAGCCTTTGCGGAATTGGGTTATATCCAAGATTCCGCTACCGAGCAGACACTTTCAGCCGACTGATAAATTCCGTCCCTGATATTTGGGAGGATGACGTTGACGGCGAACAGCAAAAGTTCTACCCAATAGACGATGCCCTCGCCCTCTGCGCAATCACATTTAAAGGGTCGATTGATTGGTTTGCCGAACAAAACCTATACAGGTTAAACAGTTGGGCGGCAAAAGCAGAAGAAATAAACCGGATCCAATCCGAAAACGCAGGGCAATAAAAAAGGTCATCTGAAACATTTCAGACGACCTTTTCAATTAAAAATTACTTGAACAATTTCCCAACGAAGAAAAAAGCAATCGCGCTACTGACCGCCTTCCGATAAGGATTTGACTTAGCTGCTGTCATATTGCGGTAATTCTCGCAAAGAACACGACTTTCATTTTGAACTTTCAGGATGTATTCGTCAGTTTCGCGCCGCAATTGCGCCGGAGACTTAGGACGTCTCGACGGCGTGAATGCAGGCTGTTTGTTTACAGGCTGACGCTTAAAAAAACCGAACATATCAAATCCATCCCTTAAATACAGGCAAAACGCCATGACCGATAAGACGCTTAATATTATTCTCAAAGCCACCGATAAGGCAAGCGGACAATTTGACCGAATCAGCAAAGCCGCATCAGGGCTGAGCGGGAGATTAAAACAAACCGAACAAGAGCAAATGCGCCTGAATAAAGCCCTAAACGACACAAAGCGGCTTGAAAAATATCGCCAAAACCTAAGCGAAACAAATAAAAAGCTGTCAGAAAACCGCAACAGGCAGCGGGAGCTGCTCGCCGAAATGAAAAAAAGCGGCGGCGCAACCCAAGCACAAAGCCGAGAAATGAAAAAACTTGTCCAGCAGGCAAAAATACTGGAGCAAACCCAAGAGCGGCAACTGAAAAGCACCGGTCGGCTTGCAAAAGAAATGAAAGCCGCCGGGACGTCCACCGTCAATCTTGCCCAAAATCAAAAAACACTTGCCGAGCAGATGGAGAAAACAAACAAAAAATTCGCCGCGCAGCAAAAATGGGCAAATGCCGGCAGAAAACTGGACGACATCAACTCAAAAGCCATTATGGCATCAGGCGTCGCCGCTGCTCACGCATACGGCGCGAAACGCCTGTTAGAAAAGCCGATAACCGCATATGCACAAAGCGAAACGGCGTCCGTAGATTTGCGCGCCGCCATGATGACATCAGACGGCAGCGTCTCCGCCGAATATGAAAAAATCAACAGTCTGGCTACCAAGCTGGGCGACAAATTGCCGGGTACGACGGCAGATTTTAAAAATCTCATGACCATGCTGATGCGCCAAGGCGTATCCGCTCAAACCATCTTGGGCGGCACGGGCGAGGCCGCAGCCATGTTGTCGGTGCAGCTCAAAAAAGCCCCTGACGCCGCCGCCGAGATGACTGCCAAACTCCAAGACGCGACCCGCGCCAGCGAAAAAGAGATGCTCGCCATCATGGACCAAGTCCAACGCCTCTACTACACAGGCGTCGAGGACGGCAACATCTTGGGCGCATTTTCAAAACTGTCCCCCGCTCTTGATACCCTGAAAATCAAGGGCGAAGCCGCAATGAAACAGATGGGTCCGTTGGTCGGTATGCTCGACCAAGCAGGACTGTCAGGAGAATCCGCCGGTAATGCCATGCGTAAAGTATTCACACGGATGATGGATACCGCAAAAATCGCCAAAGCAACCAAAGGCAGCGGAATAGACTTAGACTTTACCAACGGGAAAGGCGAATTCGGCGGCTTCGACAAAATGTATGCCCAGCTCGAAAAACTCAAAAGCCTAACCACAGAAAAAAGATTGGGGATACTGCAAAAGATATTCGGCGACGACGCCGAGACCCTGCAAGCATTAAACACGATGATTGAGAAGGGAAAAACAGGCTATGAAGAGTTCGCCAAAAAAATGGAGGCGCAGGCCAGCCTGAATCAGCGCGTGAATGAGCAGCTTGGCACACTGACCAACCTTTGGGACGCAGCCAGCGGGACGTTTACCAACTTCCTCGCTACGATGGGGGAGTCAGTAGCGCCGGAACTCAAAAGCCTGACCCAATGGATAGCCGACGTAAACAGCAAATTAAGCACATGGGCTGCCCAAAATCCCACCGCCGCCGCCGCCATCATGAAGCTGATTGCCCTATTCGCCGTGGGTGCTACCGCCATTTCAGCCCTAGGGCTGGCAGTTCACGGGATAACAGGCGTCATGAGCGGATTCATGACCATCATCAGGTTTGCAGGCGGCGGCATGGGGACACTGATAGGCTGGATAGCCCGTCTCGGGATGGCTCTCGTTTCATTCGGATTAAAGGCGGCAATGTTCCTGCTTACAAACCCGTTCGGATGGGCGATTCTTGCCGTTACCGCCCTCGTCGCCTTATACGTCTATTGGGATAAAGTCAAAGCAGCTCTGATTGCGGGTTGGGAATGGATTAAGCAGGCATTCCAAAGCAACCCTCTGCTTGTCGCCTTTACAGGTCCGATAGGCGCATTGATTTCACTTTTCGCAAATTGGGAAAGAATCAAAAATGCCCTGATTGCAGGCTGGGAATGGATTAAACAAGTATTTCAAAATAACCCGCTGTTGATTGCCTTTACGGGTCCGATAGGCGTCTTGATTGCACTGTTCGCAAACTGGGAGAAAGTCAAATCCGCACTGGTCGCAGGCTGGGAATGGATCAAAAAAGTATTCGGCGGAGAAAATCCGATTGCACAGGCGGCGCAGGTAGCCCTTGGACCATTGAACGCCCTCAAATCTGCCGCGATGGGTGCGTATGAATGGCTCAAAAAAGCCTTTTCCGTTAAATTAACCATGCCAAGTTTAGGCAGTTCAAGCATTGGATCAGGCGCATACATCCCAAACAAAGGCTATTCGACGGGCGGTTATACCGGCGCGGGCGGCGTCAATACCCCCGCCGGTATCGTCCACAAAGGCGAGGTCGTCTTTAATCAACGCGACGTCGCACGTTTTGGCGGATGGCGGGTACTCGACAAAATCCGCAAAGCAGGATTGACCGCTTTGGGCAGTATCCTGCCGTCCTCTACGCCCGAGCCGCGCCCCGCCCTTGCCGGAGCCGTTCCCGTTGCCGCCGACTTCAACCGTGGCGGCGGTGGCGGCATGAACATCAACATCACCATCAACGGCGGAAGCAGCAGCGCGGCGGAAATTGCCCGCGAAGTCCGCCGCCAAATCGAACAAATAACCGCCAATGCAGCGCGCCGCGCCCGCAGCGCGTTCAAAGACGACTAAGGATAAAAAAATGCTGGCAACACTCGGATTTTTCCCATTTATGTTACGCACCATCCCTTTCCAAACCATCAGCCGTCAAAACGGCTGGCGGCATCCCGAACAATCAACCGTCGGCGGCGGTATCAACCCCGTGCAATACATCGGTCCTGATACGGAAACCATCACCCTATCCGCCGAACTGCGCCCAGAAATCACAGGCGGCGATACCTCCCTGTCCATGCTCCGCCTCATGGCAGAGCGCGGCAAGCCGTACAACCTGATACTGGGTACCGGGCAGATAATGGGCGCATACGTCATCACGTCCATCAAAGAGGACAGAGGTCAGCTCATGCACGACAGCAAAGCCCGCGCCATCAGTTTCAGCCTCGAATTGAAAAAAGTATCCGACAGCCCGCTCGGATTAAAAGGCAAAGCCCTGCAACTCGGCGTGTCCATCGCCCGCCGTATCGCAGGCATCTAAACCGAAAAGCAAAACGCCATGACCATCCTGACCACCATCAAAGACCAAGCCGTTAAAATCTTTAACGCCATAACCGACACGGGCGGCAACCATCTGACACCCGTTGCCAAGCTGTCCATCAACGGCAAGCCGTTCAATACCGACGCCCTCTCCCGCATCATCTCCATCAGCCTGACCGACAAAAGCGGCTTCGAGGCGGACGAGCTGACCGTCAGCCTGTCCGACCACGACGGCGCGCTCGCCCTGCCCCCGAAGTCTGCCGAGATAACCATCGCGCTGGGCTACATCGAAACAGGCATTGTCGATAAAGGCAGCTATAAAATAACCGAAGTAAGCTGGAGCGGCGCACCCGACACCCTGCACATCACCGCCCAATCCGCCGACACATCCGACCGCTTTTCCGAAGCAAAAGAAAAAAGCTGGCACAAAACCAGCCTGAAAGAAATCATCGAATCTATCGCCGCCGCCAACGGCTACACCCCAATCATCGGCAAAGCCTACCAAGACGAAAAAATCGACCACATCGACCAAAGCAACGAATCCGATGCCGCCTTCTTGTCGCGCCTTGCCGAACGCTACGACGCCATCGCAACAGTCAAACATGGACGCCTCCTATTTGTTTCATCGGGCGAAGCCACGACCGCCAGCGGGCAGCCGTTGCCCACGATCAGAATTACCCGCAACAGCGGCGACCAATACACATTCAGATACAGCAATACCGAAAGCTACAACGCTGTCCGCGCCTACTACATCGACAAGCAGACGGGGAAAAAACACGAAGTCGTCATTACCGAAGACAACTACGACCCCGTCAAAAAAACCGTTACCACCACCAAGCAATACAAGACCAAGCGCAAAGACGGCAAAACCCACAAAACCACCACCAAAGAAGTAACCGAAATCAAGCAGGCGGACACCACCGGCAAAAAAATCAAAACCCTGCGCCATACCTACCAAAGCCCCAAAACCGCCGCCACCGGCGCGCGCGCCGCGTACAAAAAACTAAAACGCGGCGCAATGGAATTCGATATTTCCCTCGCCGTTGGTCGCCCAGACGTCGCTCCCGAAAGCCCCGTAACCCTGCAAGGCTTCAAACCCGAAATCGACGCGGAGAAATGGGTGGGGAAAGAAACCGTCCACACCCTAGACGGCAACGGACTGACCACCGCCGTCAAGCTCCAAAGTCTGATAGACGTACCGATTGTCCTCTACGAAGGCGAAGTCAGCCCAAACTTTGCCGCCGCATTTTCCAAACACTGAACGAAACAAAAGGTCGTCTGAAAAAATTCAGACGACCTTTCAAAATTTCAGCTTACATAGCGATAAACTTAAGGGAATTTCCATTTGCCACAACATCCCCCGCTACAAGTCTCGCCCAAATTTTATCCCCAACCGATACGGGAAGATTATCCAAACTATGATGCACCAATCCGCTGAATACTTCAGGATTTTCCGATACTACGGGCGCATTGCCGACAGGTGGCATTTCGAATACTGACAAAACATCGGCATCCCTAAGAATCTCCAAGCGCAAAGGCACAAAACTCAAATCCTTTCTGGAAGTCGGAATCTCGAAAGTCAGAGAAAGATTTAATTGAGCCAATACAAAATCGCGCGACGGCAGCGGGCAGACCCCCGGATAAATGCCAATCAGACTGTAACGGAAATCGTCCGCATGGCGGATAATACTATCGCAATATTGGATATGCAGTGATACAGGCATCATGATTTGAGTCCTTCCACAAAGTCCCATTGACGGTCAAAAGCCGCCCGCACATCAAGAGATCCGATACCGAATACCGCCGCAAGTTTATCGACCGTATCATTGCTCAAAGTGCAGCGGTTGTTTTCAATGCGCGAAAGATAAGACTGTTTCAGACCCGTTTTTTCAGCAAGTGCGGATTGCGTCAAACCATGTTTCAGACGCAACGATGCAAACGTCGCTCCAGCAGTATCCGCATCAAGTCTTGCAGCAAGTTTTTTGCCTGCCCTATCCATCGCAGCAGCACGGCGCGGATTTTTGCGGACACGTTCCACATAGCAGCAAGCATCTGACGCATCAGAAAGCGGCAAGACCTGCTTGCCTGCAACAAATACCGTAGAAGTTCTGACAGTCACAGCAGCGGCAGGTGCGGAAAAAGACACCGCAGAAGCCGTAAACAGACAGACCGCCCCGAAGGCAGTCCAATTTTCAATATTCGATTTTTGCATAGTCATTTTGGATTCTCCGCATAATCGGATGATCGGGCTGATAATCGAAGCCCTCGGATTTGTCGGCAACCGCCAAAATATAGATTTTCCGGATAAACGTCCGGTTCGGCTGCATCTCATTTCGAACGCAGTACAAAATACGCAGCGAAAGCGCAGATTCCTCATCGAGCCGTAGCCGCATCACGCGTATATCCGCCCGCCACAACACAGCCACCCGTTTGCATTCCATACCCAAAAGCCCGATGGGCTGGTCGTAATCGCGACAGTAGTTTTCAGAAAAGAGTTTGTCAAAAAGCGCAGGCGTATCATCGATAAGCGCAATCACATTATCGATATAACCGACCGCCTCCTCCTTACTCTCGAAAAGGCGTTCTAAATCCGCTTCCGCATGATCGTGAACAATAAGTTGCATAATATATCTTTTTAGTTATATTCCGCAAGCGGCCACCCTGCCGCTTGTCTCAAAATCCCGACAAATACCAAATTAAGACGTACACCCTTATCAGAAAGGTCGCCTGAAATATTTCAGACGACCTTTTATTGTTTTAAGAATAAAAACTATAAATTGACCTCGAAAGCCGCCAAAGGATAGCGGGTGCGGATGCCGAACTGATTCAGGATAGTGCTGATTTTGAAACGGACGGCTTGTTCGGTAAAGTCGAGCAAAATCCGCATTTTTTCCGGATTGCTTCCCATTTCAGTCAAATCCACAGGGGGATCGGAAATCACATCAAAAGCCGCCAAGTAAGCCATATTAATATCAATTAAAGGTCGTATGGCTTCGTCTGATTTGGACAAATATTGATAGACCGCCAAACATCTGACTTCGATAGCAGGGGCATTGATTGCCACCCTGAAGCCGTCAGCCTGAAGTTCAAGGCGTTCTTCAACATTCAAAATCGGCGCATCGCCGGAGACGTGGACGGCACGCAAACCGCCAGTGTCAATATTCAGATTTAACGGCGCGATGTCGGTCAGAATGATTTTCATACACCCTCCGCTTTCAAAGAGACCGAAATTTCCCTAAATTCGCCGAATTTGAGTTGCTCCTTATCATCTCGCAGGGTATTAATATCTAGAAGGGTATTGATATTTTGAAGGGTATTAATATCTCGAATGGTATCGACATCTAGAGGGATATCGATAAGCACAGCTTTACTACTGTAACTGAAATGCTCAAGCTCTTTTATGATAGCGGCGTGTTTATCGGCGCAGTGCGGATCAGGAGCAAGGGACAAAGAAAAACGCAGTTCCATAGCCGTCGCAAAATCCGCGATGGTGTTCAATTCAAGATTTTTTTCAGACATCGACAGCGTTTTAGATACCGCAGCGGGAGAAATACCCAGCTTTTCCGCAATATCTTTCTGTCTGATTCCTTTGCTTTCCATGGCTTCGCGCAGCTGGTCAACAGCTTGGATATTCAAGTCGGTACGGTTATGTTTTTTGCGGAAGTCGAAACGTCCGAGCAATTTATTGAGTATCGGCATATTCATATCAAAAGCCTCCATTACGATTGTAAGAATCCATAATCAAGCGCATTTTATGATGGTCTTCACGGGTAAGTTTTTGAGTGTTTTTCTTGATGAAATGGCTGATGACCATATTGTTTCCGTCATGCCAAAAATAAGCCCGCAGGCTTTCGGGTCGGGCGGTTTTGACTGCCCAGAAAGGGAGTCCTTCACAGTTGAGCTCGAATGGCTCTATCAGCTTTTCACCATCGCAATAACGGATGATGCGAACCCAAAGCTCTTCCGAGTCTTCACCGCAAATACGCTCCGGCAGGTTTTCCCCGTCGAATCCGATTTGTTCGACAGCTTCGTCAGACAGGATGCAGCCGTACACCAAACCCTTATAAATCAATTCCGCCATAATAGTTAACTTTTAAGTTAATTACAATTGTTTTTTTACCATTGCCAAATCATAAATATCCCGAAAATCCAGCGGCAAAACCTTTCAAAATTTACCGTGTACCGTCAAACCGCTGAATTCGTTCAGGCTGACGACAGAGTTCGATTTCAGGTAACTCGGATTGGGCAGCCACCCCGCCGCTTGTCTCAAAATCCCGACAAATGCCATGCGCCGCGGACTTTGCCGCAGATGGTTAGTTTTTCCAGCTTGTCGTTTTCGATGGTTTCGGTGCGGTATAGCGGGTTGTCGCTGATGACGAGCAGCCCGCCGCCGACGGAGGCTTGCAGGCGTTTGGCTTTTAGGCCGTCGGCGAAGGACAGGAGGTAAATGCCCTCGCCCTCGAATGAGCGCACGGAGGTATCGACGAAGAGTACGTCGCCGTCCTCGATGGTGCCTTGCATGGAATCGCCGCGTGCCGTGATGACTTGGATACGGGATAGGTTGCCGCCGAGTTTTTCGCGCGCCCATGCTTTATCGACATGGACGAAATCGACAACCTCCGCCGTCTCGTTGTTGATGTATCCGTCGCCCAGCGCAGCGATAACGTCCAGTCGCTCGAAACGGATATGGTCGTCTGAAGGGTCGTCTGAAAGGTTTTCAGAC